TCACTCATGGCCGGCACCAGACAGGTAAGCAATGAAGCCAGCAGGCGTTACAAACAAAAAGACGCCGCAGATCCATGCCCACGGCTCAGCGAGGTAATGGAATCCGAGGATGAACAACGAAAGGAAAAGAGCGAGAGCCCAGACAAAACCGATGCACTTTGCGAACTCCTTCATGAGCGCAGCTCCATGACGCGGCAAGCGTTGTTGTTGCCGTCAATGCATTGCTGCTGGATAGCTTCGTCGCGCTCAAGCTGTGCATTGATGCCGTGAGCAGTGCTGATGCCAAAGAAAGCACCAACGACCGCACCGAAGATCAAGCCGAAGAAAATGGGCCACGGCGTTTCACTGAGGAACTGCAAAACCTTACGCATGATCCACCTCGCGCTCGGCAGCGGCACGAACAGAGCGCTTGATCCTTGCGATGCGAACGTGGTGATTAGCTGAAGCAATCAAATCCTCTTCGCGCAGCTGGCGAAGAATGGCGGCATCGCGGCGATCCAATATCCAGCCGACGAGGCGCGCGGTTCCTACGCTGCACACGAAGCACGCAATACCGAGCAGCGAAAATGCGATAAGGCCTGTCATGCGGCCACCTGCTGGGAGACGCCGCGCACGCGAAAGTCGCGGACCACATCGCAGTGCTTGAAGCCATCGGCAACCAAAAATGCAATGCGCTGGGCGGCGTCGTCACGCGCTTCATTGCGAGTAGGAAAACGCGCAAGCACGATCCAGCGACGCTCGTAACGGTACTGAACTTGAAATTCCATGGTGTATCCCCTTACCCCTACCCTTGACCCGTGCCCCTGGGGGGTACCAGGGGGCGGGAGATTCAAAGACCCTTTGAATCCGAACGTGATTCAATACCCCTTGTAATCCAATGTCAAGGGGCTTTGAAATTCATGTCCACAATCGATGCATTGCTCGACGCGGCGATGAAAGCAGTGCACGCGAAGAACGACACAGAGTTGGCAAAAGCGCTGGGAATTAAGCCGGCAGCTGTAAGCAATTACAGACGGGGGGTGTCGCTTCCAAACGCAGTGGTATGCGCAACGCTTGCAGGATTAACAGGGGAGCCGCTGGCAAAGGTGCTGGGGGTTGTGGGGGAGGCGCGAGCCATCAGCTCCGACGAAAAGGCCGTATGGCGCAAGTTGGCCGCTACTGCGCTGACCCTAGCGATAGGGGTATCCCTCGCCCTGCCCGTGCGCGCTGAGACGGTCACACAGGGCTTTGAGGCGTCACCCACTATACATTATGCGAAATCGACTGTGCGGGCGGCACGGGCGCGGCTCCGCTGGATCTGGCTCTGGATCAAATCTTGCCTACCATGCCGCTCCCCTCGCGAAACGGAACTCGCCGCATGACAGACACCTACAATCTCGACCTCCGCCCACCGTGCTGGCCTGTTGGCGAGCAATGCCCGAACAGCTGCGCGGCAGATCTGCATCGACGCGTCGTCACCAACCATGTCGAACTCACAGGCCCGTGGGCTGGCTGGCGCTTGGCCGGCCGCGACCTCGTTGCACCCAGCGGCGAACGGATCCCGGAACGCCGGCTGCGCGGATTGCTATGGCATGCCAATGCCAGCGACATCCGGGATTCGGTCCGCAGGCGGAACGCCAAACGCAAAGCGGTTCAGCAGTCAATGGTCAAGGTCGTCGTGGTGGATCTTGGCGAATGGCGAGACCGCCACTTCGGACGCATCGCGGGATAAGGCGTTATCCGTAGGGGCTATGCCCCTACACCCCGGTTATTTGCAGGCGTCTTGGACCGCGTTGTCCCATTGGCTGGACAGCGCGAAATCGCGGTGGACACCGGCAGTCTCATAGATCGTTGCACGGTTACGCTTAGCGGATTCGCATGCATTGCCAGACGCAGAGCTAGACATAGACGCGGCTGAAGAAGATGCGCGGTCAGCGGCATACCGCCGATCCAACTGCTTTTGGATGCGATAGCGACGCCATAGCTCTGCGTTGCTCGGCTCAGCGACTGGCGTAGCGGCCCAGACCTTTTCAGCAGCACCAGCAGCGCATGGCGCGGATTGATAGACGACCTGGCCGCGCTCCCTGCACTTGTGAACCTGCTGGGCATGGGAGTTTGACGACGCTATGAATGAAGTTAAAACGTAAAATGAACATGCGATAAATGGCATGATTCTTGCCTTATTGCTTTCCATTGCAATCTCTGATAGGCGCGCTGGCTTGCTGCAGCAATTCAGGATAGCAAAATTCCCTTGGCAAGGGCGAGAACGGCAAGGTGCGCGACGTAATAGCCATAGAACGCCCACCGCAGGCGCGGCAGCTTCCAGTTGCGGTAGCCGACCTCCATGAGTGGAATAGCGAGCAAAGCCCAGGCGTTGCCGTTGTAGAGGCACATCAGGGTCATTGCGGCTGCAAGAAGTACAGGGATGCGCACGTGGGCAAGCGTGGTGGAGGTGTCGTACCAGGCGAAAATATTGACCAACCTGCCCTGCCCCTTGAACCAGTGCCACGCCGCCAGGACGAGCCAGACGCCCGCCCATTGGTAATCAACGAATGCCGGTGCCAACAGGCCCAGAAACGCCGCTAGCGGCCACTGGCGACGATCTACCGCCCAGACCAGGCACGCGGCCAGGCAGAAGGTCAGCAAGACGTTCAGCGGCCACCAGCTGCCAAAGACCCAGGCGTGAATCGGTTGGGCAATGAGGCCCCAGATGGCAAGGCGAAACACCGACTTGCAATGATCCGCCCGTGGCTGCGCCAGGTTGTAGGCCATGACCAGAGCGAACACCGGAAACGCAATGCGGCCGAGCTGCGACAGCACAGGCACATAGCCGCCATAGACGATGGTGGCAACGTGGTCGCACGTCATGCAAATAAGGGCGATCCACTTGAGCAACTCGCGGCCGCTGCTGGTCATAGGTCAAGACCCGTTGACGGCGTGCTGGTGGAAAGCACATAGCCGGGCGACTCAGGGAAGGTGCCCTGCACACGCTGCCCGCGATCAATGCTCATTGCATCCAAACGACGCTGGGCGATGGCTTGCATGCCGCGATCAATCTGCGTAGGACCGTCCACAAATCGATCATTGCGCTCATCGCGATACGGCTCGTACTGGCCGCGTCTGGCGATATAGCGGCACGTCTGCTGATCAACCACGTAATGGGTGCCCTGCTCTGTCATGCACGTACAGGTGGGGCCGACACGCTCACCATGCGCGTTGCTGCCCGTGAGCGAGGACATGCAGAACAACCGCGGTGCCTCATTGGGCAATGTCAGTTTGCCATCGTAGACAGGTGCGCTCCACGGCTCAGACGGGACACGCGGCAGAAACTGCCTAGCGTATTCGGCAGCTGTAACGCCTTTGGGCGGCGTAGCCGCGCCGGCCGCCGTCGCTGACGCTCCGTCGCGCGGCGCCGCACCGCCTTGTGGCGTTTGAACGGTAGCCGGAACGGCCTCACCACCTAGCCGCTTGCCCATGCTGCCGAAGGTGTAATACATCAAGAACACGCCGACCACGATGAGAATCGGCAGCGCGATGTAGTACCACGGAATCTTGCGCTCTGTCGTGTCCAACTCAGTCGACTTGTATGTGCC